AGAGAATAGAGCACGGTTAAATACAACATATTCGAGTAAGTTGTATGGTTCGCAGACCACAAGTGTGGCAAACTGCAATCTCCCTCGATACCTCCTAATAGATTGGAGTGACAGCATGAAATAAGTATGTTGACGCTGGAAAGACAGCCAGAACCAAGGCAGGGTGCAACCACATACCCGTGTATGTGGCCGAGATGTAGTGTGCATAAGCATGCAAACGGTAAAGCCTCAAAGAGCCGAGGAGATAATTTCATCGCTGAAAAGCGAAGGCGAGCTGGCATTCTTACTGCCCAGTGGTTAATCCCGACCCAGATTATTAAGAGGGACTTTTACGAAACCGACGATTGCAACCATGAGAACGACCAGTCCTAACGTGGACAATCTTTTTATGGAGATGATATCTTCAATAGCTTTTGGCAAACAATCAACACACCTTCCGTCCTCCCAACCGGGGACATGTACTTCAGCACTTAATAGTGCACGTAGGATTTATGGATTTGATGATAGGGAGGATGTACCACTATTTTTAGTTCGGTACTGGTTAGTATTTTTAGTGCTATTGGTAGGGACAGAGTATGTTTACATTTTAGTATCAATCATATGGGTTACTACCCATTTGGATGATTTGTGTTGCTCTGTATAGTGGAGGATATTTGTGGAATTATGCGAAACATTCTATTGAGAAGAAGAGACAGGCTCTTAACTTAATGAAATTGTATTCACGTGTACTTGAGTTATCACCCCAATTAGGTGGTGAATATACTAAGCAGGATCGAAGGGATCTATTCCACAGACATCGAGGAGGAAGAAGGAATCGTAAGAGGAATTGGCATGATAGGAAACCAATTCAGAAAAGTAGAACCATGTTCAAACCACAACTGGGTTATAACAAGTTAGCATCTGCTTTTCAGAATTTGGCAAATATCGAAGGCATTCATATTGATGATTCAGTCTTGAATAAATTAGAGAATCTTGGAGCACTTTTAGTTGCTCTGAAAGATTGTGCATCTACACCGCAATTTCTTTCAATTCTCTTTTTGTATTTTAAGACTCACTATTCTATTAGTGTTGCTAACACAGCAGCAACGTATGTCTCGGAAATTTTTGAGACTACGTTTGATCCACAGATAGGTGAGTTTGGTATGACTGAAGATCAAAAACCGAAGTGGTTAAAATGTCTTAAGGAATGTCAGGAAAATTGGACTCTGGTTATTCGGAACGATGGATTTAAGAAACTTAGTCACGTCATTAGTCTTTGTATTGCACTGGGACTTTGTGACGCGTCGAGTTTAGATTTCAAAGTTGGCGGAATGAAACTGTTTTCCTTGGGTGCATACACCAAACAAGCTTCAGCCATTGATTTGGTTGATGCAGCATTTGAAACTATTGTTTATTTTGCTGAAGGTGGATACATGTGTTTTGTACGTGGATCCATTAAACCCCTCTTGTATGGTAATATGGATAATGAGGAATTCGAAGAAACTTTTGCTGCTTGTTCCAGATGCCACGAATATGCTAAGGCTGGA